GTCACCTTTGCTTAAAGCACCATCTGCTTTAGCATTAAATCTTATACCGCCTTCTAAATCATCAATAAACTCTTCTGTAGCTGTAATAATATTAAAAGTAACATCATCAGTTGTAGCTACAGCTTGTCCTATAGCAACACTAGGAGTAGAACCTTCACCAGTTCCACCTGTTACTGTTACCCCAGTTCCACCTGAAATAGATTGAACATAATCACCTGTAGTATCAGTACCTAAAGCAATAGAATCAATTTGTGCTGTAGTTGTAATAGTAATATCACCACTACCATCAAAAGAAGCTGAGCCTGCAACATCTCCTGATAAAGATATAGTTCTTGCAGTTGCAAGTGTTGTAGCTGTATCTGCATTTCCTGTTAAGTCTCCAGTTACATTACCTGTAACATTACCTGTTACATTACCAGTGACATTACCTGTTAAGTTACCTGTTAATATATTTGATGTAGTAATACTTATACCTGTAGTAATCCAATCACTATCAGTACCATTCCTTATTTTTAATACATTACTTGATGTATCTACCCATAATTGATGAGCAAATGTAGTTGATGGTTCAGTTGCACCACTATTTGTAGTTGCAATAGCGGATAAAGCATTGTTTAAATCTGCTCTAAAGTCTGCACCTGACTGGTTTGCTAAGTTGTAATCGTGTTGTGCCATAATAAAATCCTATTTTATATATCTTAAATCATTCAGGGATAGTTGGAAATATAACATCAGTAATATTATCATCTGAGTTGTATTGTGAAGGTAAATCCCTTAATGCTTGTCTATATGTTGCCCATGCTTGTTTTTTAGTTTCAGATAAAGGACTATCATTATTTTGAGTCCAATCTGATTTTGCTAATAATGCATCTCTAAATCTTCTTATTTGTATTTTTATATCTTCTGCTGGTTTTTGATATGCAACTATTTCATCATCAATACATTTATATTTTTCAATATCATAATGACCTTCTACATATCCATATATAGAATCATCTAATATATTCATTTCATCTAAAGTATTTACTGACCTATTTTCAATAATAACTCCATCAGATTTTTTATATACACTTATTTTTATCATCTATATAAACCCTCTACTGTAACTGTAGCCTTAAAACTACCATTTAAATCTAATGCACCAGCATAAGCATGAACATATCTTGTAACAGATGCAGTTGTTGATGTGGTTATTGAAAATATAATAGATACACTTAATGGAATATGGTCTGAAACATATTCATAACTTTCTCCTGTAGTCCAAACTGTAGTTGCACTAGAACTTGTTGACATACCAATAGTTAAATAAGTTGTATCTGTACCAAAACCACCAGCACTGCCTGTAGGTGACATATCCACAGTTGCAATAAATTGTTGAGTAGTTGCAGTGGCAGTAGGTGGAACTGTAATAGTTATTGGAGTTGATAATAAACTTGATAAATCACCAGTTGTACTATCAGAATTTCTTAATTGATAAGTATAGAAACTACTTATTGGTGCTCCCAATACAAATAAAGTAGCTGAAAATGTGCCAATAGCACCTTTAACTGCACCTATAGAATCTGCTGTAACTTTATCATTTACAACAATAGTGTTATCTTGAATATCAGCATTTTTTGTTGGTTCATCTGCTACACTGAAGGTTAAAGTAGCAGAAGATGATTCTACATCATTAGAATTAATTGTATTTACACTTGCAACATAATCAGTTGCTACAGGAATAAATGGTAAATCTATTTCAGTTGTATCAGTTAATATACTTAAAATATTATTAGAAGAACTATCAACAACATTTACTCTATATTGTTTTATTGGCGTATCAGTTGGAGCAGTCCATGATAAAGTAGGTCTACCTGTTGAACTTGCATTAGTATCAGTAAAAGTTGGGTTTGTTGGTGGTTTGACTGCATAAGATTGAGGTACATCTATAGGGTCACCTACTTTTTCTTGAGGTGGTACAGTCCATGTATAGACATCAAAATATTCTAATAAACTAACTTGTAGTTGACCATTTGGCATTAATTCTAATGCTTCAACTCTAAATACTTTTCCTGTAAATCCTAATGGAGTATAAGATAGAGTAACAATATCATTTACATTTAATTTATACATTTCAGCAGTACCAACAAATTGAACTCTTGTTTGGTATCTACTTCTAGTAAGAATTGTTTTAGCCATATTATAGGCTATGTAATAATCTGATATGTATGGAAACTGTGCTTTAATTTCTAATATTTCGCCACCATCATCAGAAGTATAATCGCTTGGATTGGTTGTTGCAGAATGATAAACAGTTGCAGTATCCATTTCATAATCTTTTGCACCATTAAAAAATTCAACAACAACAACATTAGCTTTATCATCTTTATTACCATAATCAACATTAATACCGCCATCAGCTATAATATGCTCATCTGTAATAGTAAATGTTGATGAACCTGTATCTTCTATTTCTAATTCATACTTACCTTCAATATAATTTAAATAACCTCTCATGTTTGCTAATAATGCTTTTGCATTATCCATAACATTAGAATTAGTATCTATGTATGCATTACATTGAAACCTTTTAGCATTAGCAATAATAGTATCAGTTGTTGCTGTTACACTATAATTATTAGCTAATGGATAACGTGAATCCCAGCGAATTATATTAAGTCTAAATACGTTATAAAATCGATAAGTATTTTTACCAGTAATTAATCTATTATCAACAACTGTATTACCAAAATTATCTTTTAATGTTAGATATTCTCCTACTTTAAATTTTTTCCATTCAGCAAAACTTGTGATATAAGCATAGCTATTTCCTGTATTTCCACTCCAAGCTATTTGTCTATAAGAACCATTAAAATCAGGATTATTTCTAACACCATCAGCTAAATCAGCAGCAGATTCAAATGTAGATAAATTAACTTGTGCTTCAGCTAAACCCTTACCATATTCATCATTAGTCATATAATCTAATAATGCTAAAGCTGGATTATCTGACCATTCATAAGTAGAAGGAGTACCAAATGTTTGACCTGAATCTCTAGGGTCAAAAACTTTTTTACCTTGTACTTCTACTGTAAGCTGCGGTACTCCTCTCCATATTTTACCTTGAGAATCAAATTTAAAAGTAGCAGCTATATAAGCTATACCATTTAATTTATGTGCAGTAGTCCACTTAGAACCTATGGATGCATTAAGCATTGGGTCTACTGTTTGTGTTGCAGCACCATGATGAAGATTTAATACAAATCTATATTTATCTGTTGGGTCTGTGCCAAGAGTACCTGCTGTTAATTCTTGTATATTAGGAGAATCTCCTGTTTGGTCTGCTGTGTTCAAACTGCCATTACCTGAGATTATTTTATCTGAACCAATATAACCACCATCTCTAAATCTAGCAGAATCAGTTATAGATGCACCATCTAGTTCTATAGACCGACCATCTATATTTTCTATTTCACCAACAGATAATGCATAAACTACGAATAAATGTTTTGAATTATTATTAGCAGTATCCATAAATACCACTTGACTGCCAACTCTTCTTGAACCATAGATAACAGGAATCTTACCGCCAGCAGAAGTTTTTTGAGCAAGAATAGATTGACCTTGCTGCATCATATCTTTTAGTTGTAGATAACCCTTTATACCTACTGCAAAAGTTGCAGCAGTAAACATACCTGTAATACCTGATATTACAGCTCCAGCAGTTCCAGTAAGTCCAAAAGCTGTTCCTATGCTTTGAAAAAATCCCCAAATAGCACCAAAAATCATTAGTCACTACTCCAAATAATATCTTTTTTAGCTTGTGTGGCATATTCTAATCCTTTATCACCAGCACTAAAGTTTTGTTGTGATTCATCAGAAAAATGTCTACCCTTTGTTAGATTCCAATTTGCCCAATGTGAAGCAACTGTTAAAACTAAATTTGATGAATCAATAGTTTCAGAAATAGATACATTTCTTATCTGTCCTGTAAAGTAATTAATAGCACCAACTATGTTTTCATCAGTATCAAAATAAGCAATATAAACTTCAACTGATTTATTTGTAAAAGAGCCATCTTGTACTAATGACCTAACTTGGTCTGTAACATTAGAAAATTGCAAGTCAATTTCATTAACTTCTAATTTTCCAGTTTCAGTTGTTGATGCCACTTGTAGAAATGAACCACCAGCTTCGTATAAGTTAGCATCATAAGTAACATTTCTATAATAATCTGTAAGTCTTATAGTCGTTGATAAATTTAATTCAACTAAAAATGCAATCTTAGTTGCATCTGCTGAAACCTGTGTTTGTAACCCTGCTGATAAACTTCTAGGCATTAGGTGATTACCTCTCTAACATCAAATGAAATGCTGTAGAAACCACTTATATCTGTTGAATACATAATTTCATCACTTTCAAGATATACAGTAAATTCAGGTTTATTAACAGTAACAGCTTCATTATCTGCTAGAGAAGAAACAAGATTTGGTGAAATGGTTACTGTTGCTGCTCCGCCTGAAGCATTAACATCTGATTCAACCATATATACTTTTGAATGATTGGCAAATTTAATTAAATCACCTGCTTTTAAAGCACCAGTTGTTTGTGAAAAACCATCCATAGCTATTGTGTTATCGCTAACTGAATGAACTCCATTTACTAATATATCTGTTTCTGACTTGCTTGCACCTAAATTATCTAATGGTGCAACTATAGTAAAGTCCTCAAAAGAACCTTTTTGTTTTTGTAAAAATGCAAATACTTCTTGAGCCTTTTCTTGTTGTAAAGGTGGCATTTGCACTGTAAAAGAAAAATATTGACTACCTATTTGTCTGACTTGTTTTCTACCTGATATTGTTTGATTCAATAATGTAGGTCTATTATCTTTAAAATTTAAAGTTCTAAAATTAGGGTCTGTTGGAAATTGACCTGCCATTACACTATCCCCATTTTGCCTTGATTATTCATGGCATTATTTATGATTGATGTTATCAATCCTTTTCTTGATGCTAGTAACTGGTCAAATCCAGCAGCATCTACTGTTGATATATTAAAGTTGACTGTAGCACCCATACCTTGACCTTTTGTATGGTCTATAACAGTTTCATTAGGATGTACCATAGCTAATTGACCACCACGACCATCTAACCCACCTGCTCTTACACCCATACCTGTATAACCACCACCTTCAAAGTCTTGAAGTCCATCAACTACAGCACCTAAACCACCACTAACAACTGTTCCTATATTAGTTATACCTGTTGTAATTCCTTGTACAAGTTTTTGAACTATAAATACTTGTATTAATTCATTAATTACTGCTCTTACAACTGAAGTTGCTAAATCTTTAAAATCTAAAAATTGTTGATTGGTAGCATCAAAAAATTTAGTAAATGCGTTTGTTAATTCACCCTCTACTGTATCTGCAAAACTTTTAACTACTTGTATTGATTCAGTAATTTCTGATTTAATTCCTTCAAAAGTATTTGTAATTTTAGGTAATGTAATATCTTCTAAACCTGTAGCAGCATCTCCAATATCTTCTAAACCCTCAACACTTTCATCAAAAAGTTTATTCATTCCAACTATTGCAGCACTAGCTGCTGCTATACCAGCACCAACTTTTACCAAACCAACACCAGTAACACCTTGTAATAAAGTTCCTGATGTTGCTGCTGCTTGAAATGCTTTAGCTAAATTAACAACTGTAACTGCTACTGCTGCTATTCTTTGAGCTACCATTACTGAAAAAGCTACTGCAAACATTTTTGCTAATATCTCTATATTTTTAGCTAAAAATCCAACAGTATTAGCAGTAGCTGCAAATATACCTGTTGATTTTTCAAATTCACCAACTAAAGTAATGAAGTTTGTTTTTAGCATACTTATTGACTGCCCAATAGTCATGTTCATATTTCCAACAACTTCAGATGTTTCTGCTGTTGCTGATATTAATGTTGGTAAAATATTTTCTGCTGTAATTTTACCTTGAGCACCCATTTCTCTTAATTGACCTGTAGAAACACCTAACCCTTTAGCTAATAATTCAGCTAATGCAGAGTTTTGTTCCATAACAGAATTAAGTTCATCACCTCTAAGTGTTCCTGAAGCTAAACCTTGAGCTAACTGTCTTGAAGCATTTGCAGCTTCAATAGCAGAAGCACCTGAGATAATAAATGTGTTTGCGACAGTTTGTGTCGCATCAGCAACTTGTTGTTGGGATAAACCCATCTCTTTAGTTGCAAAAGTAATTTTTGCAAACAAGTCACCAACCGCATCAAAATCTGACCTTGATTCTAATGCAATTCTTTTCATGTGTGCCATAGCTTCTGCTGTACCAGCAGCAGTACCAGTTAAAGCACCCATTCTGTTTTGAAGATTAACAAATGTGTCTCCTGCTCTTACAAGCT